GCATGGCCACAAGTCCTCGGCGGCCTCGGCCTCTTCGATGTCCGCCTTCAGCGCGCGGATCTTTGCCTGCATTTCCCTGATGCCCATTCTCTTCAAGCTCCTCCGCGTCCATAATGAGGTTCCGTGCGAGCATGTCGAGCCAGCGCCTCACCTGCGCCTCCTCGTGCGTGTCGTACCCTGCGTACTGCCGCGCCTCGAAGTGGCGCTGATGGCTCTTCAGCCAGCGGCGGACTTTTGCCGCCTCGCTCCTGAGCGTGCGCGCCATCTCCTCAGCGGTCGGCTCATCTGTCATAGACGAAATGCTCCTCAACCCCGCCGCCGCCCGGCATATAAAACTCCTCATGAGTCTCTGACATGGCGTCGCGCTCAAGGTACAGCGCGTACTGCGTCAGCCAGTGCATGACCCTGAGCGTGTCGCGGAGCTCCGGCGTTGCCTCATGCTGCCCGCGGATTTCCTCCCGCTTTGCGCGAAGCCATGCCTTCACGCGCTCTGCCTCGGTCTCAAGGCGCTCACGCTGTTTATCAGGTCTCAATGACATAGCCGATACCATCGACGTACTTCTCTTTGCCCTGCCCGCGGAACTCGTCAAGCCCCATCGCGCGGTACTCTTTGAGTTCCTCAAGCCACCCCAGGATCTCGGCGACGTCGTCCATATTCATCGTCATGTATACGGTCGTGTCGCCCTTGTAGAGTTTCCGCGTCTTCCGAAAAATCCCGATGGCGCGCTCAAGCCTCTTCATGTCATGTTCGCGTGCTCCGCGGGTGTTTTTATAGAGTCCGCAAATTCCTCCCGGCATTACTCCTCCTTTGCGCTGTATGCGCTCTGATATGCTTTGACTAGTGCTTTATATCTGATTGCGATTTCGTCGCACTCGGCTGCGAGAGCCAGACTCTCTGCAACCTTTCTCTGAATATCGGCTCGGGTATAGCAGACAAGGCCGGACTGAGCGCTGGGCTTTGCGGGCACGTCCGGACAGGTACTGGTGTCTGACAGCCGGTCAGCATCGATATAGCTATCGACAGTGCGGCGATAGTCAGCAATCTGATGCTCGTAATCCTGGACAATAGCATTCTGCGCCTCCTGCGCTTTGCGCTCCACCTCACGCGCCTGCCGCTCTGCCGTCAGCTCGGCGGCATGAATTTCAGCCTCACATGTGCGTCTCTCCGCCGCGGAACCCTGCCACCTGCCGAGGCCGTAGGCGAGGACAATGGCGGCGATGGCGGCGGCGGAAAGATATGCTATCAGCCTGATGCTCATACACGCCTCCATTCCCTGCGTTTCCACTGCCGTTCCCAGGTGTCGGCGCGGTAGCGCTCACGGACTCTCACCGTGTCGAAAATCCGCTCAAGCACGTCAGGCCTGTCGCTCAGGAGGCTCCGCGAGCGGTTGTCGAGGCTCTCCCAGAAGCGGCGCTTGGTCACGGTGTCGAGCGGCAGAGGGCAGAACTCAGTCATTTTGTATCCTCCGCCATCGCCTGCCTATCCTGCTCGAAGTGCTCCGGCATGGTCTCTGCGTGCTCGATGCCGAGAGCCTTCTCCTGCTCCGCGATGAGCCTGTCGAGGTAGTACCGCGCTTTCTTCAAATCTGCAAGGCTTGTGCCCTTCCACCGCCATCTGAAGAGGTACTTGAGGCAGGTGCCCGTGAGGAAGCCCTCGTAGCCTGCCAGGCCTGTGCAGGCGCTCTCGATGGCGTCAATCGCCTCGATGCTGCCGCGGTTGTAATAATCGCGTTTTTCGATAATCATAACTGTATCCTCGGTCTCCAGATTTTTTCAGGGCAGATGCTTGATTTTTTAGTATCCATTTTTCGGGTTACCGTAAAGGATGCGACAGGCACAAAACGATCTTCAGGCATGGTGTATTCTGATATAAAAACGGGATTGGCCTGATGTTCACACCATGAATAAAAACCATTAAAATCAAACTCCCGGCCATATCTTTCTTCTGTGCTTTTATACGGCGGATCACAGTAAATAATCCCGCCCTGCTCAAAATTCAGCGCCCTATAATCCCCGGTGGTTACAGTCAGGACAGGAGGCACATCCACATCGGTTATCCTTTCCAACCTTTCCAGGCTTTGCAATCTGCAAAGTGATTCATCAGTCTGTAAAGTTTCAAGATTTTTCAGGCGCTCAAATCTTTCCAGGCTTTCTAAACGCTGCAATCTTTCATCATTTTCCAGCGTTTCAAGACTTTTCAGGCGTTCAACGCTTTCAGCTGATTGAAGACTTAATCCAGGCGTTTTTTCTTTTCGGATTTTTCTGTAAATAGGCTTATTCATGACCGCGGGATCAATAGTGCCATTCATCAGCCCTGTTTTTAACGCGGTTACAATCGCGCGGCCGGCCTTTATGCGGCGTTTATGCCGGTCCGTTTCTGATTCTACGGCAGCCTTTAACGCGTCTGCTGTTTCCGGGCAGAGTTCAGCCCAGGGGCCGGTGTCCTGCCAGAAAATAGCGTAATGCAGCGCACGCTTATATGGCTCCAGCTCACGGGCATAGCAATATTCATGCAGATTATTCCCAAAACTGAAACACATAGCTACATATGAATCTGTTTTATACAGTCGTTGAAAATCATCCCTGGATATCCAGCGGTCTTCATTCCTGAAGCCCCCTTTCATGGCAGTTTCAAACGCATGCGGGATCATGCCGTTGATATCATTTGCAACCACTCTGCTATATTTGCCTGATAAT